CAGGGGTGACTCCCATTTCTGGGAGTCCCTCCACTAGGCCCCCCCAGCTACTCATAGAGAAGATCCGGATTTTGGATCTCTCTTTGCGTTGCTGGGCTTACCTACCGCCTAGGTCCCCGCGGTTCTCAAGGCTTCTGGCACCGTCCTCTCCCGGGTACCTCCTATTCTCTCCGTTGATCCCTGTAGGTTGGCAACCTACAGTGGTTTCCGGAGTGGTAGGAGGAGCTGGGGTTCAGAGGCGTCAGAGGTCCGAGAACTTCGGAGAACCATAGACGGCAGATAAGGCTCCTAGTGGGCATCGAGGGGATGCTAATCCCTCGGATAATTTGGGTTTCCCAGTTATCTTTGGGGTCCCTGAGAGTCGGCCGTGGATCAGCCGAGCCCCAGGGGGTCCTGGTGATTTAGTGTTTTCACCAGTGGTTCCTTTGGGTCCAATCCTCCTATTGGGGGACTAGATCAATTTCCTCCTCTACTCCTTATTGTGGCTTCCACTCGTCGCCAGAGGACTCAACTTTCTGAAAATCTCAAAAAGCAGGCCCTCCAGCGAAGGTGGGGGCTCATCACTAAGGTGGTAGAGTGGGCGAGAGCAGAGTACTTTTGCTCTGCCTCGGGAAACCTTTCTCGCCCCCTTGACCGCTTCCTCGAGAGAGTCGGGGTGACGCTAACTACCCGCGGGGTTAAGGCCGTGGTCCCCTTTGTTAAGGAGACCCGGACTCTTTTCCTTCAGTGGGTGGCCGCGCCTCCCGGCTCTCCTGAGGCTGTCGGCGCTTGGCGGAAGTTTAAGAAAAAGTTCGGCCGGCACGTGATCAGAAAGGACCTGAAAGGAGCCACTCAGAGGGATTCCCTCCGAGCAGTGCTCACAGCTCTCATTACGACACGGAGCCTTCGGTTCCCTCCGGAACTTCGAACTGAATCGATCACAGCTCCTCCTACTACCGTATGGTATAAGGATCCGCTGTGGAAGTTTCAGATTAAGAAGTTCTGGGGGGACCTAGGGTTTGGCCGACCGAACCAATCGAAGAACTACCTTCGCGCCGGCTGGAAGCGATTTCACATCACCACCAAGAAGGGTCCAAATGGCCCTGCCCTGTGGTCGGCACTTGCTGACCTTGCTTCTCTACCAGAGGAGCTCAGGGACGCCATTGGATATCTTGGTGGTCCGGATCTCCATTTCAAAATGGAGGTCCTAATGGATAATCTTGCGGCTCTTGGAACTCTTCTCCCCGTAACTAAGGGGAAGATCCGAAAGCTTAGCAGTATCTCGGACAAGGAGAAACCGCGGACTGTGGCAATTCTGGACTATTGGTCTCAGACTTGTCTCCGCCCGCTACATTTCTTCCTGTTCGGGGTACTGCGCAAGATTCCCCAGGATGTGACATTCGACCAAGGGTCTTTTGTTTCGAAGGTTAACCTTTGGGGCCCGAC